GGCATAGCGCATAGAATGGTGTGCATCACTCCATGCCAAAAACTCATCCAAAATGTCTCGTCCCAAGTTTCATAGGCAGCTATTGCCCACGCCATCCAGGGCGCCCATCGCTTCCAAAGTTCCTCCACGATAGGGCATATCAGACATATCATCACTATATCCCAAGTGCACATTGCTAATGGCTTGGCCATTAGCTTGTCCGTGTGGAGGTCCATCATGCCACCGTTGTCGACTTGTGACACGCAGCGAATGAACCCGTCATTGAGCAATGCGGGGAACTCAATGGTTTGCAAATGTCTCTCGTAGTCTAAAACCTCCTGGACACTAACGCCGTAGCGATTAGCAAAATAAGAAAAGGTCTGGGCGTCCGGCTCGTGGTAGCCGGCTGTCAGAGCAGAATGTGGGTTAGAGATTGCCTCAGCTTCAACTCCTGAGGTAGCTGCTATTATCCTGTTAATGACAGTTCGCAAAACTGGCACATAATTGCAGTCTTTTACCAGGCCGAGAGCGACGCCTCTCAGCCACCGCGTCTCTTCGCGGGGTCTTAATTTGTCCTTCAGCCAAAACGTCTTGGCAAGAACCCGGCCACACTTTGGTCCGAGGATCCAAGTGTCTCCGACGGGATAGAAGACTTTGCTGTAGAACTCAAGTTGGTTGGGTGATTTGAGGCAGAGCTTGGACTTGTGGCCCAAAGTGCCGACAACCTCTTTTATCCTTTCTACGTCCAACTCATCTGGACTCCAGAATATTCCATCATCGCCACCACCCATGATCTCCACGCGGTCGGCCATCTCACGTCCGTGTACAAGTACAATAGCAGTATACGTTACTCCTACGACCATTTGGGTGTTTCCGCCAGTGGTATCAGGATCTCCGCTTGCAACCTTACCTTTGACACTATAATTCCATCCCCCACGGAGACTGCCCTTGGTCATGAGATGTAATTTTACGTAGTGCAACACGTCTTGTGGGCACGCCGCTTCATTGTACAGTTGATGCAGTTTCTTTTTCAATGGTTCTGTTACAGTCGCGTCCCAACTGCTGTAGTCATTGTCATAAAAATACCCGCCACGAAGCATACGATTGTACACCCATCGCCCGATTGTTTCGCTATCAGTTGCCACGGCGATGAACAGTCTTGGGTGTTCATGGTTAAAAAATTGAACCAAATGTTCCTGGTACACAGTGTACCATGGACCCACTACAGCATTATAGCTGGCTGTACAGCCTTGTATCAGACGAGCACTAATCGGTGATTTGCCGAGCATCGCCTCAAACTTAATGAACGCTAGATGCATGTCAGGGCCAAGCCTATTTCTCAGTTCCGTCAGTTCCTGTTTGAGAGCGATTTCTTTGTTCAACCGCACTCGGTGTGCGTATCTTGGCAGCCACATTGTGTCATAGTCGAACTTGTTGTTCTGGAGACTAAAGCACACGGCTTGTTGGTGAAGGTATTCTGGCA